CAACAATAAACTAAACTAAACTACCAAACCTAAAAATAACACTAACCAAAAACACATACTTCAACTTCAAAACAAATTTAGTTTTCATGACATGGAAACTACCATCGATAAATCGGATTTTGTTGCTGGCATTGACACCATCTTCGGATCGGTCGTTAGTGGCAACAACAGAGATCAAATTCTTTTAAACTTCCTTAACGCAAAAACCGATAACGTTCTCAAGCAGGTTTTTGCTGATCATTACAAACAACTCTACGACTCTTACAAAACATCTAAGAGATTTTCTAAGGAAGTCAAAATTACCCCGACGTTGACCACCGATGAGAAAAAACAATTAACCGATGCTTACCCCGGATTGAAGATACAATTCACCAGTGAAGACAAAAACGCTCACGCCTATGCCAAAGCCTCACGCGTCCTCGAGTTCTACAATATATTGTTCCAGAGAATTAGGATAGCTGAAGATGACAATGTGAAGGCCCTGATGGATACCAACTGCTGGGATGCTTTTGTTAAAGACTGCGGCGGCGATCCTACTGCCCTGCTCAAACCCGGGACTAAGTACTTACATGTTTGCGCTCCCAATATCGGTCATGACTCCTACGATTCCGTGCGTTACACCCATCGTATTACGTCGCTCATAAACAGATCGACGTCAGATAGAGAATACCATCACAAGGCCAAACAGCTTCTTGCAGATATCCAAGATAACAGAACCACTAATTCTCTCTGTTCCAATAAAGGCCAATGTTGTCCCATTCGCGCACCTTTCGTGATGTTCGTCCATTCCATCTACGACATGACCCTCACCGACATAGCTGACACAATGGATGCCGCAAACGCGTTGATTGGTTATGCTTCAATCATATACTCGGACGAGATTTTAATAAACACATCAGGCACTCTCAAACCACTCAATGTCTGGTGGAAGTATTCCAATCTCCTCACGGACATGCAATGGAACCCTGAGATTGTGCTCAATCATACTGAAGGGACCATTACTTTTGGTTTCAATGACGACGATGGATTTAATTATGAACACTCCCTGGCCAATTATAAATCCTTTTTCACTACTAGTCGGTTTTGCTCGAGTAAGGGAGTTTATTACAGTCTAGAACTTCAAGAGAATCGCGATGGCATTCAGTTCATTAGATTTACCAAGGAACTCAAACCCTCGTCGCGCGGCGTCACTCACACCATCAACTTGAGATCGCTTGAAGATAAATACCTCATATCAATGTATGATGTCGCTCCCGATTACGCGCCCGTAAGAGTCAAACCGAACGCTTATCGCAGCGTGATCACCCCGTGGCTAGCTTCCAATCATTCTCGACTGATTCCTTACCGGTTTCTGGCCGAACGTGATCCCGTCGATAAAACCATCAACTATCTGTCTTCTGTCAAGGCCAATCTTAAGCCGAATGAATGTCTCAACTACTTGCGCAATTACTGCACTCGATCGATTCACAACGGGTCAGTCATGGATCAGAGGTTAAACCTCGATGAAACACAGATCAAGCTACTGTCCAACGCTCTCTATCTGAACGTCTATGATTCTAACTACCGCAGTGGTAAGATTGTCCAACAGGCTGTGAACGATTTGGACATAGCCAGAAACTTTTCTTATTTTAATTACAGACGCATCTTCGGCATCACCGATTACTTAAACATTTCGGAGAACTGGTGCACCCGGAACATCAGAAAATTTTCTTTGTACATCAACACCAATGACACAGCTCAGGCTCGCATTTGCCGTACCGCCATCTGTTCTCTGCGTTATGTCGTCGCAGCCGGTGTCTTTGTTTGGACTGTTAAGAAAATATATCGGTTAATTAGCCGGTACCCAACGCCCGCTTCTAGGCAGGATTATGGGCTATTCGCCAACGCATTTTTTGACGCAACGCAGTCCATTACTACCAAGTTGCGCGCCTGCATTCAGCCCGTCTTGTATCACGATCGAGTACGCGTCCCGGTTTGCCGTGCATTATCGCGGTTTCTCCCACCCCCTTCTCCTTGGTGGTCGTCGTCCAAAAACCTATCGAGACACTTGATCGACTATTTGACCCGTTGCAACCGCGAACTCTTTCTAAAGAGGATTATCCTGACTCCTGTACAGTGTATACTCCGTTATCTCCCGCTGAGACCCTCCTATGGCTGGCATCGATCTCCGTTATCTTTGTCACTCCCGATTTCGTGTGGTTTTTCGATTTTTGTTGCCAATTTTGGATATCAATTTACGCGACACGCGACCATGCCCTTGTTAATGGAGTCTACTTCGCATTTGATAAACACTCGCGACATGATTCAGGTTCCTGTGACCAAGTACACGTACGTGGAGAAGAAGATATCTCATCTCGGTATCGACTATTCCATGTTTGTGCCCGCAGAATTCAGCGATGATGAGCGTACCACCTTTGCTAAATCTATGATAAAGTCCATATACAATGTCGATATTGACAGTCAGGATCTCACACCCGTTATAAGATCACGACTTGAAAACCGCAACGCGAAAACACCTGAACAACTCGACAGAGATCGCTTTGGTGTCGCCACCGCAGTACCAGAGTTCAATGAAATCAAGTCTAGATTATTCCCTCGGGAAGTTACGGGCGCTCTGCCCAAACTGTTGTCTTTGTTTGAAAGCGTTCCCGATCTAGCGCCAACCGCCGATGACGTCATTTTGGAGATCGGTGCGGCTCCCGGATCGTGGACTGATCACTTGTTAGAGCAAAAATTTTCACGATACGTAGTCGTTAGTCCCCGTGGGTCACCTCACCTCCCTCTCTCATCTACCGTTAGAGACAAGTTGTCTTCCACGCCAAATGTCACCCTCGTCGAGAAGCCTATTCAGGAATACGTTACCGAACTTAGATTCCATAAGATCTATTCCGACGCCGCTGGTCCTGTGCTTGATTATAATACACAAAGCATCAATCATGATTCTCTGTTTCTGGACATTCTTAAGTTCTCATCCGATCACCTTGTGGAGGGCGGATCATTGCTCATGAAGATGTTTGATCTCACCCCGACCCTGAAAAAATCATTGGATGATTTGAAGTCCTCTTTCCGTTCTGTTAGACTTATCAAGCCGGAGCACTCCAAACCGTTGAATCCCGAGTGCTACCTCGTTGCATCTGGTTTTAAGGTCGAAAATATTGAATTCGAGGTTGAGGACGATTATTCTCGTATACTGGCCCAACAGACCAAAAATTTAGCCGCGTTCGTCGACGAGTATAATAAACTTAAGCCCACGGATAATTACGTCGAAATTCCTGTCGCCGCGGATGGCAATTGCTGTTTTTCCGCCGCCACACTCAATCGAGTTCACGATATCGATCACTTGAAGAAAACTATAGGACCTTTGCTTATCGCTCGTAATCCTGATGCGTCGGATCTCGTCGATGAGTTACGTCCCGGAATGTGGGGCGGCTCGGCGTTTTTGCAAGCATTCGGTGATTATTGCGACATAAAGTACATCGTTCATGACGCAAATGGTCTTTACACTTTCGGAGCGACGTCCACGCGTATTATACATCTAAAACGCCACAACAATCATTATTCAATCCTTAAGGACGTGCATTTCGGGACGTCTGATCCTTTCTCAGTAAATTCTTTTCCCCCTTTCAGGTTTTCCGACGTCTCGCAGAAACTCTCCAAATATATAAATTTCGGTGGTTCGACATCTAACTACATTTATTCAGACAACATGGACTTGTTCTGTAGTGAGCATCGAGAATGTCGTAACAATTGTTTCGGTCGCATCCTGAGCAATAAAGAAAACAAAATTGGGCTGCTATTCTTCATTGAGAAACACAACGGTCAATTGGATGTCGGCAGTCTTAATGAACATCTACAATTGCACGATTTGAACCTGAGACTGCACGCCCTTTATTTGCCTGATCATTATGTCGTTTCGACTCATCATGGGTACTCGGAAGTTACCGGTGATTTGTTTTCGACCCTCGATAAACATTTCGCCTCATGCAGTTGCGGGAGACTCAATTTTGAGTCAGACATCATGCGATCTGAACGAGGTATAGTGTACTACTGTAAAAAGGCCACTTTCGATTCCTATCGGTCTGGTGGTGCCGGTGACTTAATTGTCGAACTGATCGATCAATGTGCGCACTCTTTACCATCCAAATTGTCTTATAAACCAGGTCATCTGATCGTGCCAATAACTGTCACCGAAACACAGCGCCTGTCTCATCATCCAAGTCACGACGATATCGTCTCGACATTGCAGCAAAACTATGACAATTCCATATGCGACATAGTCATTAAAACACCGGTCGTCGATCCGAAGTTCGTGGCTGTTGCTATCTCGTCTGTATATCCAAAAGCTCAGCTCCACTACGACAATCTCACTGGAGGTAAATTGAGACTTCTTAAAGCTCCACTAATTGAAACCGGCATCCCATCCATTATAATCAACACCATGATGGAGAGACGTAACCTATGGGAACATACTATAAATTTCACTAAGAAGACACTTGAACGGTATCATTCAGATATGGTCACTGCTCATAAAACTGGCCGACCTCTCTTCTGTAAGGACACAGCTTTTCATTTGTACGATGTCGAAAAGGACAAAGTGCTCATGGGCACCGGTATTAACAGGGAAGATGTTCGATGGGGTTGGGACGGTGCGGAACTTATCAGCTTCGACAGTCTTACCACTAGTGGCGTTCAGCAAGCTACGCGTTCTCCATACGTTTCTTTTAACAAACACAGTGTCTTACTTCAAGCGTACCATCATTATCAACGCACTAAAGGAGTCGATATAGAAGGTATTAACATTCTTTGCAAATTTTTCCCGATTCTCGGCATTCCTGGTGGTGGAAAAACAGAGTACATACTTCGGCAATGCAAGGAATCCGTTTCCCCAACGCTTATTTTGACCGTTAGCAAGGCTGCGAAGGACGATGTGCAAACACGCGCCGACCGCATGGGTCTTGATCACAACATAACCATCTGCACTTTCGATTCTTTTATGATTAATTATGAGCGACGACACTCCGGAGTCGAATATAAAGACATCTGGTTTGACGAAGCACGCCTCACGCATGCTGGGGACTGGCTGTGGGCCGCCTGCCTAACTCGTTGTGAGAACATGTATATCGTTGGAGACGTCGCGCAAATTCCCTACTGTGAAAGAACCGACTATAATCCTCGTTACGCCTCACCTAATATCTTCACCGTACCATCACACAACCTTTCAATTTCCCATCGATGTCCTCAAGACATTGTGCAATGGATGCGCATATCGCGCGACAATTCCAACAAACCCTTCTACGACTTTCCTATTAGCACCACATCTAAAGTAGTCCACTCCGTCGAAGCGCATGCCATAGGCAATATCGCCGCGGTCCCGGTTGTCAATAACGCGCAGTACCTTGTTTATACCCAAGAAGAACTTCGTTCTATGATTGATGCTGGCTTTACTAACTGTCGAACAGTTCATCAATACCAAGGTAATCAAAACGCTCATATCATTTTGGTCAGGCTGCAAGTCAAGGATGCTATCCCAGTCTTTAAATCCATGGCTCATATGCTCGTTGCCTTCACTCGACACACCACGCGTTTCGATTATTACACGTGCTGTCCAACTGATAAGGATTTAATTCATAAAAATGTTGTTACGATTAAAAAGTTCTCCGACAACGACGTTAAAGCGAGAGCCGGCGGTGTCGATTTCCGACCTTCCATCGAAATTGAGATGCCACGGACGCAACAGCCCTATCTGTATCCCCGCATAGTTAGAGATCTCAATGATCGTTACGGCTTTGGTGCAGTGATTCCAATGCAAATTCGTCGCGTCAATCCGATCGTGGATACTTTGCCGTACCAGACCCTATCCTTCGACCCACTCGTCGGTTACCAGCATATCCTGAGAGAATACAATGACCTCCTCTATCGAGTGCCTTCCGGAATAGACAATATCTCAGATCACGATATTTACACTATATCCGATAAACAATTCTTTGGTGACTATTCGCTTATCCCTAGCGCTAGTCGAACTAAAGATAAGATTTATGCTCAACCGCGGATACCTACCAGTTCCCGGTTGCGAAATCCTATTGATCAGTATCAGATCGTTAAGGCCTACTGTGAACGTAATGGTGCCGTGCCGCAAATACGAGGTAACGTCGACAGTCTTGATATGGCCGACATGCTGCTTAACACCGTCGTGTCACTTCTTGATCCACATCTGCTGGAATTGTGTCGTACGAATCCCATCGTTGCCAACAATAATTCTATCACCACCTGGTTAGCACGTCAACCGACGGCTGTTCGTAATCAAATCGCGTCCGATCCAGACATTATCGACGACAAAGATCTAACCCGATACTTCTTTACCATCAAGGGCAACGCTAAACCAGACTTGGACGCTAATCCTCATGCCCGGTATAAAAGCGCTCAGACCATCGCCTATCAAGACAAATCCATCAACGCCATCTTTTGTCCGATCATGGCCGACTTCACAGACAGACTCGTCGCCATGTTGAACCCGAACATCGTATTGTTCAACAGGCTCTCGAATGCCGATTACGTATCACTCGTCAACGCTATCTGTCCATATGAGCGTTTTAGAACTCTCACTAGATTCTTCGAAATTGATTTTTCGAAGTTCGACAAAAGTCAAGATCAAACGGCTCTCGAATTTGAGTGCAAATTAATGTCCATGCTCGGAGTTTCGTACGAATACGTTTCACGTTGGTACCACATGCACGTTCGCACCACACTTGTCGATATAGGTAACAAATTCAGCGCAAACATCGAGTATCAGCGTAAATCTGGAGATGCCGGCACCTGGGTCCTCAACACTGTATTTCAGATGGCCGTTGTCATCAACGCCATGCGACTCGAAAGTGAAATTCTCGCCGGTCGTTGTTTCGCCACATTTAGTGGTGACGATTCACTAGTCTTTATTGACGATCTTCTTCCTATCAACGTCGACCACGTTTCGAGCACTTGCGCGAATATATTCAACCTAGAAGTTAAGCTTTTAAATTTCAAGACCCCATATTTTTGCTCTAAATTCTTTCTGCCCACTCCCCAAGGCGTACTATTTGTACCTGACGTTGTCAAAACACTCGTCAAGCTCGGAAGACGCGATCTCATATCCATCGAGCATGCTAAGGAGTATTTCATTAGCTTCAACGATAATAACGCTCCCCTCACGGACGCCTATTTGTGGCCGACCATATCCAGGTGCATTGCCGACAGGTACGCCCTCGGTGGTGACCACTCCATACTCATTCACGCAATCGCTACTATTGCCGCCGATGAGGAAAAATTTTTGTCTTTATGGGATTTTTCTGGGACCGTCGATTCTCCAAACCGACCATCTTTAGAGATCTGATTATTTTATTCTTCATGCATAAACATGCGACTAATTATTTTTGTTCTTTTTCTGTTCTTTCTTTACATTCCCGTCCATTCATATACAACCAATCCTACTTCTCTCAGGCAAGTTTGTTGTCAGTGTCGCGATCGTTCTTTGACTTGTAATTTCTGTACCCAGTACACCGACTCCCATGGATGCGACCTCAGTGGGTCTCAACTCACCACTTGGGCGATTTCTGTCAGCACATATTTTGAGACCAATCTTATTCCCACTCACACTTCTACTTTCGCTTCTTCGTATGGTTATCTTTATTTCCTCAAAGATAGTATCGTTACTTCTTTTGCTGCTGCTGCTCCTTCTTGCAGCCGCCACACGAACACTGCTCAATATCTTTACGGTGACTCTATCTTGAAGGACTATGATTGTTCTAGTGCCACTGTAGGTTCTTCCTGCGGTGTCGGGAGATATTGCTCTTCCGCCATCACTACTACTTCTGGCGACACTCATTACTGTTTTAGCCAGTACGCTAAGCTTCCTTCCATCGAGTGGTACGATATCAATTACTATTACAACAAACTTGCGTCTCCAACCGGTCAGTGTGTCGAGGCGAATTATCCGTCCCTGCTCAGCGCGATGAAAGAACTTTCCAGCGCTCCTGCCAGTTCTGTCACAGTCAATGGTTATGATGACACCTCCATGCAGATATCTGTCCGATCTACCGATTACCTACTCAACACCTATCGTATGCTCGAACGCGGACTTCCATTCGCGAAGAGAACTTATCAAAACATCGAGACTTATTGTACCGACGATCCCGTTGTCACCAGCAGAATTTTCTCTTCTGCCGATCAGATGTACACTTGGTATCTCAACGTACTCGTTATTCGTCGCGGACCATGCTCTCTGTACGTGCCATACTCTGAAGCGCAGGATATCTGTGCTGACGATTTGCTTATTTCCGATTATACCGCGTCTTGTCCCGATTCGTTCCGTCCTCGACAATTCTCACCCAACCGTTGGCTAGATTATAACATCACAGTGCCTAATCCCAACTCCACTTGCGACAAAATGAAGGAGTTATTCGAATGCGGCGTCAAGGATTGGATCGATTATTTCGCCAACCTCACAGCTGGCGGCGGAAGCGGTGGATCTGCAAACTATGAGGAACACGCCCGTCTCACCGACGAGTACGCTCAGGCTCGCCAATTTGGATGGTTCAGCTGGATCTCTTCTGTCTTCGAACCCGGTATAAAACTCATTTTCGATATATTTGGATCCAATTTTGAGGATTACGTCGTCACTTTCTTCGAGAAACTGCTCGAGTACATATTGCAGATAGTTTTTGAACTGTTCAATTCCATCGTCGCTTTGTTCAAGAAATCCCAGCAATTTATCGATAAACTTGTGACCTTCATAACTCGTATACTCGATGTGTTGTTTTCTTTCATCGCCTTTCTTCTGAAAGCACTCATCGGCGTCGTGCTTAAGATCGAGCAGCATTACCTTCTTTTTGAATACGTGCTTCTTTTCCTGCTCGTGGATTATTATCTGATCAATAACAACATCTTTTCGCTCCTTGTCGTTTTGCTGGTCATGGTTGTCGTTGGAATCGATCGAAGATCTCCATCCATATTGCTTGCTTTCCATAGTCTCGAGTACGCTTATGTTAACCTCTCGGGATACGATCCATCGTCGCTCACGTGGGATTATTCTCTCACATATCATTCCTACAGTCGAAATAAAACCTACAACATTTCCTTTCCTCCGTTGCCGGAATTGCCAGATGTCCCACTATACAACACCTCTACGCAAGTCAATCACACCTACCCGCTGTATGAAATTAAAAATCACACCGTTGACTGTGATTCTTACCCCCTTTACAACACCTCTAGTTATTTTATTCATCAAGCATAATACAACACACAATGTCTGTCTCAGCACAAACCAGCACAGTTACTGATGAGGTCAACGCCTCCACACAACCCGCACCTGCGACCAACGTTTTAAACAACGGCAACAATGATCGCGCGTTCCGCCGCCGTGGTAATCCTAGACCTCGTACATACAATGAGGCAGGTATACAAACAGTCAAGGGCGGAAGTGAGATTGGTGCCGGCTTTTTCGATTCAGTCACCACCTCATATACCAATCTCGTCAACAATCCCATTGCGCTCATTTTTATCATCGTCGCCACTCTCGGTTTGCTTTCCATGAATCACGGCACTCTAACTCCCCTTGATACGATGTACAACGCCGCTTTAAACAAGTCCAACAGCGATACTACCCCAAACGCCATTCGATCCATTTCAGCAGGCTACGCTTGGCTCCTCAGCATCATCATCAGCTTCCAAGATTTTTTACTCCCAGCCATCTTTTTTGGGGGCATATATATTGCCAAGCCTAGTGCAAACAACGCATGGTTGTGTTCGGCTATCACCCTCATTTGCTGGATATCACGCATGAACTATCTTGAGGTATGTGCTTTAGGTCATCTCACCATTCTCTTCACGCAGATGCGAGACCCTATCTATAAACTCGGCGTCCTACTCTTCGCGGTTGTCACCATTATCATCGGTTTCACGCACATGTCCGGGTACGTTGGACTCAGTGGATTGAAGGCTGTATCCGCCTCATCTCCCGACCCGCCTGCCACCACCGATCCTCCCGTTTCACCACCCGTTGAGGAGGTCTTTGTAAATTAATCGTCAGGCATAAAAATGAATGAAACTATAGTAGTGTCTCAGAAGCCCGCTATACGCAAGGGTTTCTTCCAATCTTGCTTCGACTCTTATTCCGTTTTGGTCGACTCACCTTTCATATTCTTCCTTTTCATTGTCGCATTCTTCACTCTTGTCGCGGAAATAAACAACTCGTATGGGCCCCTCGAACTCTTTTCTAACGCTCTCGTTGAGTACTGCAAAGAGGATAAATCTTTCAAATCAATCGCCTTGCTCATGTTATCCATTGTCACCATCGTCATCAAATACAAGACATCGGTTTTGCTCAGTCTCCTCTTCATCATACCCGCTTTATTAGACAGTTCGCTCTCCACATGGCTCCTTTCATTCTTTTTCGTGTTCGTATCCTTCATATCATCTCTCGATGCGTACCGTCTGTTTTTGTTTTCCCAGTTCTATTACATGTATGTTTTCGTTGATAACCATTTCTATAAAGCTCTTTTGTTGTTCGTGTCATTCATCGTGTTTTTGCTCGGTTACAGCCATTTCTCTTCCATCGTCGGTATTCAGTAAAATTGTTATCTTAATCATAAAGCATTAATTCAATCTTCACCATGCCAAACATACCAGCTTCAATCCTGTACGATTTTGTCGTCTGCAGTCTTAAGACTCAAGTTGACATCGCCAAACGCGTTCGCGACATCCAGAACGCGGATTACATCCTATTTGATCCTTCCTTTAGACGCACCCACCGTATTCGCATTGGCGATTACCGTGTTGAGGTCGATGCCATGGGCAGAAAGGCAGTCACTTGCGCTGCCGCCAAGGAAGTCTTTGACACCGATGATTATTGGCAAATCGTTCGCGAGTTTGACTGTGACGATATCATCTTGCATCACCATTGTGTCGCTCTTCGCGCTAAACCTGTTGTTAAGAGTCGGTCCAAATTAACTTTAGACATACCACCTCCCACTCATCATCATCCGGCGTCTCTTTCCGATGCCACCACTCCACCATCATCTCCTTAAGTCCCCAGCAGGTTTCTTTGCGGTTCTTCCTGCGATTACCATCTGAACCGTATCTCGATGTTAGGTTTCATTGAGATTCATTAATATCATTTATTCTAATTCATTCTTATTTTTCCTTATCCTATTTGAGCT